CGCTGTATGGTCTGATAAGGTCCAGCCGCTTAATGCACCGTCCTTATCCCATTTCAACTCAGGCCATTCAGCTTCTGTAGCTGAGGACTCAACTTGTAACCCTGCACCATTAGCAGTGGTTTCCGTGGGGCTTGCAACATCTGCTAACTTAATTAACTTGTCAGCAACTGCAATAGTAGTACTATCTATCGTTGTAGTTGTACCACTCACAGTAAGACCGCCAGCAATAGTAACATCTGCCCCACTCATTGAGATTGCAGTTGTTCCACCACTAGACTTGATGTCATTGCCAGTAACTGTCAGGTCACCAGCTATCGCTACGTTCGCACTACTCAGTGAGACCGCAGTTGTTCCACCACTAGATTTGATATCATTACCAGTAACAGTTAAGTCACCAGTAACAGTAACATCATCAGGAAGACCAATAGTAATAGTACCACTACTCTCAATAACGGTTGTTTCTGCTGAAACACCAGCAAAAGTAATTGTACCTGCTGGGTTAATTGCCGTAGTATTAGGTGTACCCTCACTATCTGACACTGTCAGGAAGTTGGACCACGCCGGGGCTGAACCCGTATTTTTCAGTACTTGGTTTGCTGACCCTGCTGCTAAGAATGCGGTGACACCAGAACCAGTCTGATACAATACCTTATTATCAGCCCCGCCTGCTACAGCTGTCGCTGTTGCGGCATTCTGGGCTATATTCCCTGCAGAACTCTCAGCTACCATTTTTTTCCAAGTAGCCATGGATTATTCTCCTATTATATTCCTAGAAATACTTCTGTACCACTAAAGTACAGACCACCTGTAACCGCCGTGGGTGCTGAGGATTGGGTTTTGAATTTTAGCACCCCTTGGTAATCAATCGAGAAAGTCTCGGTTGAATCATTGTTCAATGTGAAAATATCTCCCGCTACAAGGGCAGGACTGGTATAAACGAACCTGTCACCCCCAACGAAATTATCTACCACATCTAAATCTAAAAGCTCTACATCGCTTGTTCCATTATCGCGGTAAAACTTATTATCTGACTTCCTGAATACAAGAGTCTTGTAAACATCTTTTATTAAATTTGGTGATGATAAACTTCCCACATTAACTCCTAATTATATAACGGATATTTCTCCGTATACGTCGTTGAAGCACCCTCAGACACGTCCGTATAAGTAGTAGAACTTACCGAAATATCCGAATAGTTACTTGTAAAATCTTCCTCTAATGTGATAGATAAAGACGTCATTAAGGCATCATTAAAAGCGATACCTATATCATCAAATGATTGAGCAGCAAATCTTCCTCTTTCCCAATGAAGTGCCATTAAAAATCTATGGGACGTATAGGTTTGAAAGTCCCACTCCTCCCTCTATAAGCATATTTTCTTCCTCGTTTTATACCAGCTTCAAACTTCTGACCAAAATACTGTGCTTGTGCAGCACCCGCTGGCTGTCTCTCGTATCCCCATTGAATAGCTTTCTCTACTAGATGTTCGTGAAACTGAGAAGGAATCTCACTTTCCTCACTTTCCCATCCACTACCAGCAGAAGGTTCAGTAAAAGCATCAGCTCTCTTGTAATAATAAACTGTAACCTTTCTAACTTTATCAGGAGATTCGAATTTATTCTTCCCACTAGTAGTAGGATTATATTTTGCAATACCAATAGAATTCCTCTCAACCCACCACGTCCAAGAAGAAGTTTTCCAAGACGCTAAAGCACTTCCTTTTGTTACTGTAGTAGACATTAAGTCAAATCCCTTATCTGAGGCCTACCTACTAACTTTGGAACTGATTCCTGGTCACCGTCATCATTCTCTACATCTACTGACCATATCTCTAAAATTTTTGTATCTAAGGCATAATATCTCTGGTCTTTATCTGTATCAAATTGAACTGCAGAATCTAATAATCTCGTTCTTGCACTATATTCATCTGAAGCTCTATTAAACATCTTTATAATTTCTTGTGCACCTAAATCAGGATGGTGCTGCTGTACCAACTCTACCATCTCTTTTGCTTTCACTTCTTCACTCCCACAAACGCCGTATTCGCATCAGCTGAAGCTCCTGCATACGGAGCCCAACATCTTTCATACATAGCTTGAATATATTGCATCTGACCCTGCAACCACTGATAATCAACTGTATCTTTCTGAATGACGGTTTCATAAGAACGAAGTTTCTTCTCTAGATTCGTGCTAAATAACTGAACTTCCTTATTTATCAACGCCTGATATTCTTGAATCTCTGTTGCATATTCCTGTAAACCTGCTGCATACTCACTATCCTTAGCTTGAAACTCTGTAATATTCTTCTGAATAGTTGCCTGATACGCTACATTTTCTTTATTAAATTCGTTTAATTCATTCTGAACATCCATAGAATATTCCTGCAACTTATTAGAATATTCTGTTACCCATTTCTGAAACTTGTTTTGCAATTCATTATTTACCCACTCTTGAACTTCTGAATTTACCTGCGCCTGAAATCTGGCAAGTTCTGCCTGAAAAGCCGAAGAATCAGTCTGAGTTCTTGATAGCTTCTGTCTATACGATTCGAGATTAACATTAAATTCATTTAAATTGTTCTGCATTTGGGTAGCATATGCCTGAACATAGGTGCTTATCTTTCCTATTTGTGCCTCAGCCAATTCTACGTCTTCCTGGTCTTCTATCATGTCAGACAACGCTGTAAACCAAGTAGCATAATTTATCCAATCTGAATCTGTTCCTGTCGTATCACCTGTCATAGCTGACAAAGTTTCACTCGATTCATCTCCATCCCCAGAAATAGTAGGTCTTGTATAACTTAATGTATCAGGAGTACCAGGAGAAGTAATAGACAAAGCAAGAGCTGTAATCTGTGCATTCCCAGAAGTACTTAAATCAAGAGCGGCAATAGAAGGAAATGAAGGGGCTGTAAAACTAGGTTTAGAATAAGCTGGTGCACTACCAAAAGATGCGACAGAGCCATAGCTTGGTGCATCTGGAGAATTTGGCAGAGACATATTCAGAGCTAGGTCAGTTATAGCATCAAATACAGTAGCGTCACCATCTAAATCTGACGGCAAAGCCTCACGTAACGCAACCATTTTAGCGTGAATTAGATTCGCTGCCACCCATAACACAACGTGCTTGTAGAACTCGGAAGGAAAGTACGATATAGACGGAGAAGATGCGTCAGATATCGTTCCGTAGGTGACATGGCTGACCTTGGCTGACGCCGATGAGGTAGGGTCAGGCTTTACGTAAAGCTTGCCGTTTAATATAAAATACTTTGGGTCAGTACTAGGAGCATAATAAATACTATTTACATCCGAAATTTTCCCTCTCCATTGATTTTTTATTGGCGTAGCTCTTCTATCATCTCGTTGAACATCCAAAACTCTTCCATTCGCAGTAACATCGAAACCGCTTCCACTAGTTACTGATGTCTCTAAAGAGAACATATCTAACAAATCTTTATTTATCTGCTCTGCCTGGGTAACAATAGTCTTTACTCCATCAATTAACCACTGAGATATCTCAGAAGAATAACCACTGGTACCCCCAGCATAATAACCAATCTGGTCTGTAAAGCTAGCCATTATTTCTTTTTAGGATAGCGCTTCTTCTTAGCTGGACTCTTTTTACTTTTCATATTCTGGGTCCTCCTACTGTTATCATTGTTTTCTTCCTTGCCCGATTGCCAAGGACCACCAATACCGACACTTGTCACCATACCAGCCATGACTAATCTTTTAAGATACCAATCTTCATTTTCATATTAGTAGTAGCAGTTGCTACCCAGTTCCCACCGCTTCTATTGACTACGTGACAATATAAACTTGTAGAATCAGATGCTCCATGCACCGCTAACTGAATATTAGACTTAGTAGCTAACTTAGAGTCGAACATATCTACCCAATCACCAGCTACAATATTGACATGACCAACAAAATTAGCAAAAGCAGTATCAAGATTATCTACATCTTCACCTATTGCTTTTCCCTCATCCTGCGTAATAGCATCATCTGCATTAGAAAACAATATATCAACTGCAGGCCCTGTAGCTACTTCATCCAATAGCACTATTGACTGAATCATCGAACGACCACCATTTGTTGAAAATGCATATGGTATTTCAATGCTTTGAGCTATGACCTTATTATCTCCTATTGTCTCGGCATCAGTAGTAAGAGTAACTGTAATTACATCCAGCTCCCTCTTGTTATCCCTCTCTTGG